TATGATAAAGAATGGGATTTTTTGTCTAGAGATGACCTACCATAATGACAAATTCAAATGGTAACGGTTTCACACAAAAGGAATTATTAAAATTGGTCATAGAAAGATTAGATAGACTAGAAGAAAAACTAGATAACAAATTGGACAAAGCAGAATTTTATAAAGTATTAGGATTAGTTGCCACAGTTATATTAATTGTTGGTAGCTTAACAATGTAATGGAAGCAAAAATAAATCTTAACCAGGTATTACAAGGTGGTTTAGCTGCACTTGTAGGTTGGTTATTTAAAACAGTTAACGATTTGCAACAACAAGTTACAGCGTTGCAAGTAGAAATAATAAATGCAAACCAAAAAGTTAGTGATGTATTAAACATTATACAAGGTATTGATTCGGAAATAACAGAAATTATCTGGAAAATTGGTGGATAATGATTGAATTTCTAATAGTAATGTGGCTTAGTGTTAAAAAAAATAAAAGATAACTTAGGTTTAATAGTAACTGGTATAGCTCTGATGAGTTCTGTTGGTGCTGGTATACAATCTCTTAATGCTGTACTTATTACTCTTACAGGAATTGATGACAGAATGAATAACATTGAGTATGAATTTATAACTCTTAAAGAATCTACATATGTACAGAATGATATAGCTGTACTATATGAAAAGATACAATCATTAGAGATGGCCGCACAGAATGTCGGTAGGTTTAATGAAGAAATGGCTACCTTACAAGCTAACTTGTTTAACTTAGAGCAACAGGTTAGAGATGGTGGTTTTGATTTAGATAGATATTATTTACTAGAAAAATGGGAGTATCAAGACCTTAATGATTCGTTAACTAGAGTAGAAACACAAATACAAAGTGTTAACAATAGTATGTGGGAACTTAACGACTTAAAAACTAGACTAGCATATTTGGAAGCAAACAACCACGGACATTAAATTTGGTAACTGAATGTAATCGATGTAATCAAGAAACTATTATTCGCAATAAAGTTAAGTATTGTGGTAATATAGGATGTATAGATTACAATAAAATTGTTAGGAGAAGTTATGCAAAAAAAGAAGAAACCTGCGAAGAAGAATAAACCTAAGAAAACCTATAAATATTAGTATATGTCACATGCATCTCGTAAAGCTTCGTTAATAAAAAAACACAATCTTAAAGGTGTTAATAAACCTAAACGTACTCCAGGACATGCAACAAAATCTCATATGGTTCTGGCACAAGAAGGACATAATCTTAAATTAATAAGATTTGGTCAACAAGGTGTGTCTGGTGCAGGTAAAAATCCTAAGTCAGCTAAAGATAAAGCTAGAAAAAAATCTTTTAAAGCTCGTCATGCTAAAAACATTAAGAAAGGTAAAATGTCAGCTGCTTATTGGGCAGATAAAGTTAAATGGTAATTAATAAAAACGAAGATATAAACAACTTACCTGCTGCATATCAGTTATATCCTAAAGGTAAACAACAATGTAGTAACTGCTATGCTTATCAACCTTCAGGTAACTGCACAGTATGGAATGCAGTAGTACAAGAGTTTGCTTGGTGTAAAAAATACAAAGGAATAGTTAATGTCTAAAAAAGTTAGTTGGATGTGGGGTGGTAAACGTTATTACGGTACTCTTATTAGAGAAACTAAAACACATAAGTTTGCCCGTACAGAAAATGGTAAGATTAAAAAGATTAAAAAATAATGAAATTAGAAGTATTAAGATTTAGTTCAGGAAAAGATTCGACATCAGGCATATTACTTGATGCGAGTAATGGAAAAAAAACATTTCTTTGTTATACCTTAGAAGATGAACAACGTGACGTTAAAGTATATGGTGAAACACGTATTCCTGCAGGTACATACAAGCTTAAACTACGTGAAGAAGGTGGATTTCATAACAAATACCTAGCTAGATACGGTGCAGATTGGCATCACGGTATGATATGGGTACAAGATGTACCTAATTTTAAGTGGATTTTATGGCATTCAGGTAATACAGATGAGAATACAGCTGGTTGTTTGCTATTAGGAAATTCACAAGAAAGTAATTTAGTAAAAAAAGATGGGTTTATTGGGTCAAGTAGAGATGCATATAAACTTGTATACCCTCGTGTAGCTGAAGCTATAGTATCAGGACAAGATGTAGAAGTTACATACATAAATTATGATGGAGATATAGAACTAAGTAACGAAACAGCTCCTAACATGATACAACCACAAGGTATAATGGATAAATTACAAGAGATAAGTGGCGAACTGCAGGTTGTTTCTGCTAAACTTGATGGCAGAAAGATTGATTAATGGTTAACAGATTACCTGATTACAGGTTAGTAGAAGATTACATAGATAGTCCTGAAGCTAAAAGACGTGCAGTTGCTAAAAAAGCTAGACAAGAAGCTGGTCAAAAAGCATGGGCTAAAAAATATGGTGCAGAATATGCAAGACGTAAAGCAAGCAATGTAATTACAACACAATTAAGTGGGCCACCTACTCCAAGAAAGTTATTAAAAAAATCAGATGGTGCTTTTAAAGGAATGCATACTCCAAAACCTGGTAGTCAAGGTACTTTTTTAAGTAAAGCTACTGGACCTAATTTAAGAAAATTTGAAAATAATAAATCTATAAATACTATAGCTGGAGAAGTAAAACCTAATAAAGTTAAATTTAAAACAGACCCTTCTAAATATACAACTAAATACGGTTTAAACACTAAAGCTATAAAAGCAGTTGAAAAAAAATCTATTGCATCTTTTACAGCAGATAGTGTAAATATGAGTGTTAAAGAATATTCAGAATATAAATTAAAAAATAAAACTGCACAAAAAACTGCTAAAACTATAGTTAAAGTTGCAGCTAAAGGTGCATCAAGATTAATACCTGGTATAGGTACTGCAATGATAGCTAAAGATGTTTATGATGTAGGCAAATGGGCTATGTCACAACCGAAAAAAAAGAAAAAAGATGCTAACATATACGGTACAGTATCAAGTAATAATATATACAAGGGATATTAAATGAGTGAAGAATACAAATCAATATTAGAAAAAACTGGCTGGACTTTTGTAGAAGCATTTATAGGTGCTTTAGCAGTTGCTCCTCTAGTAGGCGTAGATGCTAACGCATTACAGTTAGCTGCACTATCTGGTGCATCAGCTGCTCTAGTTGTTGTAAAAGAATTTGCCAAAAAAAAATTAGGTAAATAATGGCTAAGTCAGATGTTTACAATACTAAAAATAGAAGTAGATGGTCTTCTAAACCAAGTACACCTACAAGTAACCCGAAAGGTAAACCTGTAGGTAATACAAAAGGATTAAATAAACCTATTATAAAAAGTACTGCTAGAATAGGTCAAGGTATGCGACCTCGTCATTTTCCAGTCTATGGAAAACCTACTGGTACACAACAAAACAGAGTTGGTGGTTCAATAGGTAGAACAACTTACAAAATACTATCTAATCATATGGAAACTTCTACTGGAGCAAGAATGCTAATGCATCAACAAAACTTAGCTAAAGCTGCAAAAATATCTAAAGGTATAAATATAGCTGGTGTTGCATTAACTGTAGCTGAAGGTGTTTATAAAGGTACTAAACGTGCATTAGATAATCCTTCATTTCATAAAGGAAAAGCAGGTAAAAGTTATATAGATTTATCTGTTAAAAAACCTGGTAAGTACGGTGTCGATTACTAATGAAACTTACTGTAACTAATCCTAATATGAAAGGCATGGGTGAACGTGAAAAACTTATGCGTGCTAATCAAGAACAAAGTAAATCTAATGTATCAGCTGCAAGAGCTACAATGTACAAAGCAAAAGCTTCTACACAATTTCAATTAGGTAATACATCATTAGCTAATCATTACAGTTTTAAATCTAAAGCTGCAGAAAAAAAATCTTTTCAACAAGGATATAGAGCGCACAAATACTCTAGCTAACACCTGAGTGTCTATCTAAATAAGCTTCTAACAGTTCTCTATACGCTACTTTTGTACCCATAGACTGACGACCATCGTATATATCATGATGCCATTTACATAGTACAGCTGTATTATCTACATTGTATTTGCGTGCTTTGTTGCCACCCATACCTATATCTTTAAGGTGTGCTAGCTCTAACCATTTACCACTGTCACAATTTGCCCACTCACAGACGTTTCCAGCCCGTATAAAGGCCTGTTCTCTTATCTGTGCAATATCACTCATCAACAGAGTACATAGTATATTTTAATGTGATTTCTTCCCCTGCTTTTATAGGTTTAATAGGAAACAAATGACTAACTATTGTGCCATCGAATCTTTTAATTTCACAGTTAGGTGTTTCACTATGATTAATAAAACCTCCTAAAGGTGTACGAAACACACTGCCTACTTCTTCGTACCATACATGTGTTACACCTAAAGAAGTCTCTAAATCTTTTATTGCTTTAAGTGTAAACAAACCTAGACCTTCTATTTTGCTAGGTTGTATTGTCATGTGTGATGGTAAAGGTCTATATTTATCTTCTTTATCCATATACTGTTAGGTACTTTCCAGGTGGCAAGTCCCATGTTTCTATTATGTCGTTCCATCTACAGTCACCTTTATCTATATCAGTATCACCTTCATAAATAGTATTAGATACTAACATAAACAATTGAGATGAACATTTACCATTTACTTTACCTATTCCCATGTCTGCCATATCTCTCAATTTATTTATATAGCGCAACGTATTAGGTGTAATTTCACCCATATCTTTTTGTGTAACAGGTCGCATTAAATCTTTAGGTGCATCTTTATTAAGACCAACAGTTACACGTCTAGGTGCAAGCTTAGCTCCTTTGTTTTCTAATGAACTTAAGTTATGCGTACTTGATATAGTTAATTCCTTAGTATCTTTTCTAAGTTCATAAGAAATCCATACTTCATTACCATTTTTATTAACACCTAAGAATCTTCTACCACCAAAAACATTTTTATTATTAGCATTATTTTTCCAGGTGTCTAACTTAGCATGCCAATTTTGTTTGTCTTCTAATGGCGTACTAACGTTTATTTCTTTTGATTTAGCAAAACGAGTATTCATAGTCATTATTCCTCCTCATCTATAGGGTCAATTGTTACAGTAAACTTAGGTACTAAACACTTGACTTCTTCTTTGCCTTGTTCATTCTTAACTATTATTGGCATAAATCCAAAACGTTTTTCTAATTCGTTAATAAGAACTACACCATCTGCTTCTGATACTGATATATCACTCATTCTTCCTCTCCTAACTCTCCTAATTGTACGTTGTAATCTTTAACAAACTTTTCCATAAGCCAACGTAACTTACCCATATCAGGTGGAATGTTCATTTCTGTACTACCGCATGCTTCTACAAATTGTTTACCCCATGTCTTCATGTATTGTGGGTTTGTAAATATATTTGTATTAACAATGCTTAATGTTTTATTTTTGTTCATATTTTTTCTGCTCCTCTATATCATTTAAGATAAACTCTGCACAAGAATCACAAACTTTATTGTCTGGATAGATTGTTAGATAACATGTAATGTTACATACAATACATACCATATTGTATATATCTTCAATTTGTGTTTTCATTGTGTGTTGATTGATAATAATACATTATCGTGTCCTTTCCAACAGTGCTTGCTACTATTCCAATGATGCCAACCATCGTTGTACACTAACCAAGCTGCTACTTTTGTCGATATTATAGGGTTCTTTCTATTACTTATTATATCAAGCTTAGGTTTTAACCAAGCCCAAGTTTTGTCATTAAATTGCCAAAGGCCTACGTCATCTGTCCCATTTGTATTACGACCTACTGCTGTTTCTTTTCCTCTGCTTTCGCAATAAACAATAGTCATTGCTTGTATTACATCTTCTGGTTCAAAGTATGTAGAAATTAAACTGTGCCATTGTGCTACATAAACTACTTGTTCTTTTACTTCTCTGCATTCTATGTACTCTGATAATAAGTCAGGTGTTAGAAACATTGGAAACAAACACCCGACTATTATCTCTAACATTAGCTAATGGTAGTTCTTGAAGGTACTTTAGTGCAGCGATAACTGACTAAACCTTTTGTGTTTGTTTTAATTGTTGTAATTTCATAACCTTCTTGACGTAGGTTAAAGATTATCCCACCAAATCTATGGCAATATAATTCTCTTACAAACTCCCAGTTAGTTATAGGGTCAGAAGTTTGAAATTCTTCTAACGCCCATGCTACTAACTGTGTTTTACTTTTTACATATACGGGTACGTTTACCCCTCTAAATGCACTTGGTATCATAGCTTTCCTTTCTATCTATCAATAACATCAGGACGTAAGATTTGTTTCTTACTAAGTCCTTGATATCTTCTTTTCTTTTTTGATTTAGCAGCCCTGCGCTCTAATCTATTCATTAGAATGGTGCTAAGTCTTCGCCAGCATCGTTGGGTGCTGTCTTGACTTCACCATCTAAGTTCCACTCTACAGGTATATCACTGTTGTCTACCCACCAGGACTTACGCCACTTACCACTGTGACCACCACAGGTAACAGGGTCATTAGTACTGCAAACAAAGTCTGGACTTTTGTCTGACTTTTTATTATTTCTATTGTCATATACCATTTGTTGACAGAAAGGACACTTAAGGTCATCTCTGTATTTATTTTGTTGTTCCATTTTATTTACTATGCCTCCCAACATATCTCCAGCAGGTTGCACATTATTAGTAACTTCTTGTACTTCTAAACCTACAGCGTTTAACTTTTCTTCTATTGACATTGTATCAAAAGATTCTTGTGTAACTACTGTTGGCATACTTACTAATTTTTCTACATAAGCAAAATACATATCAAGTTGGTCATCTGTCCATCTTGTTTTATCTGTATCAAACTTCTTTAACTGTACATATTGATTTGCAGAACCTAAAATTTTGTGTAATGTTTCTTGTGATTCTACGTTCGTACAAATATTTTGTACTGTTTCAGCTATAAATTGTACATCCTGACTCATGATTCAGTACCTAAGATACTGTCCATAATTGCTGCTGCTGCAGCTTTGTCTTCTTTAGACATCTTGTTTTCTTTCAAACGCATATCTACTTTGGTAACTTCTACCATAGCATCTTTGTCTGCTTGTTCCTGCGTATAACCATCAGGTGCAATAGATGTAGCTTCTTCTTCAGTCTGTTTACTACCTGACCATAGCTCTACACCTAGACCGAACCTCATACATGCACGCTTGAACGCGTCTGATTCTGCGTCTTTAAGGTTGTTACCGTCATTAAACTTAGCATTGCCAAGCTTGAAGGTATCAACATCACCAAAGCCATCGTAACTACCCATACCTTCTATGGTTATAGTACCTTTAGCTCCGACAATTCTTTTCTCTCCGTTATGTGTACCATATACAGGTTCACATGACCAAGAGTATGTAACACCACTATCACGTAGTCTTTCTACATAGTTAGCGTGTGGTACGTAATCCCCGAACTTACCAGCAGGTGCTTTTTTAACTAGTTCCTGTGGAAATGGGGACAACAGTTTGTTGTTATTAGTCATAACATTCCTTTCTTTGTTTATTTATTATGCCGTTCCGAAAAAACGGCTAATAAATAAAGTTATTTATTTACTATGTCTGTAAGTCTAGTCACTCCATGTTCTATTGGAATAAATTTAATACCATTATCAGTATTAACTACAAAATATGGCTGTGAACCATACCCTGCGTACTCAATAGAGACTCTCTTAACAGACTCATTTATTGTATTTGACATACTATATGTAGTATACCTATACTTTATCCAGTTTTACAAGGTATTCAGCAGTTACTCCGTGTCCTGGTTTACAGAATAATAGCCATTGACATGGTCTACCCATGCTTGCTAGCTGCTCCATAGCGTAACTATTGTAGCTTTCTGTGCTTCCATTAACCCATAAACGTACATCATTAACATACATTGTTGTAGGTGTATGGAAGTGTCCAGCTATTGCATAGTCAAAGTCAGGCATAAGATTTCTTGATGCCAATGCTTTCCAACCTAATAGTTTTTTACCGAAACCATACCAAGGAAAACCGCTATGTCCTCGTACATTATCTCCATGCCATACAAAGAATTTACAGTCTTTACCAAGGTCTGCTATACCAAACCAATGGTCTTCTGTTGTACTGTCTGGTACATGAAAAGAAATTCTTTTATCTTTATCATATATCATTGACATTATCTTTCCTAGCATACGGTCACTGTTGCTGTCTGGGTGATAGTCTTTTCTTGCACGACCACCAAGGCTTCCGTGATTACCTATAACCCATGTAACTTCTACTTCTTTAAAGTTAGCTAACAGTACATCAAAAAACTGTGTCAATATTCTAGGGCCATCAATTGTAACTTGACTATACAGACTTGCGTCTATCAAGTGTGATTGTCCTGGGAATATAAGCTCTCCTTCTACAATGTCACCTGCAACTAATACTGCGCATTTGTTAACAGGGTGTGCATTTCTTTGAAGATTAGCTAGTTCTACTATCTTATGTGCATATGCAACAACTCTTTTCTCTGCTATTGCTGTGTCATAATCTGGTGTTATTTTAGCTAACTGTATATCTGATAATATAGCTACTGCAATTTCTTCATTCTTATTAGCTTTACTTAATGTTGGTTTAGGAACATTAGGTTTAGCCCATGTAGATACATTCATTCGCACAGCATCATACATAGCCTCAATTAAATCAGCTTTTTTATTTTTAGCTTTATCTAATTGCTTAAGTAACTTAAGATTATCAGATTTTAGTTCCTGAATTTTCAGTGATTCAGCTTCTGCTATTAGTTTATCAACGTCTTTACTCATTGTTTACTACTTTCATAAAGTGATTACGTATAGCTGATTCTGATATTTTAATACCATATTCTTCTCTTAACAATCTGTGTACAACATATGGTTTTATGTTATGTCCAGAAGTTAATCGTTCTATACATCCTTGCCAGAATGGCATTGCTTCATCTGTTATTCTGTCAGCTACTGAACTTGTCTTACCATGTTCAGCTTCTTTCAGAAGTTTATCTATATCTTTCATACTTGTCATTATATATTCATTTATTTTAAATACAAGGATTTAATTTATTTAGGCTTAGCGAGCTAAACGGAAACACGAGTCGGACACCCTAGTGTACGCGAAGTGTTGAGGTGAAGCACGCGGGCGTAAATAATCAGAGTGGTGTTCACTATAGGTCACTGTTGACATGATGAATAAAATACCTTGTTGCAAGTTCTCTTTGCACTCTATTCCACTCTAATTATCGGTGTAATGCTTAAGCAAAGGAAAGGAACTCTGCCACACTTGCGTGTTACATTACTCCTTAACTATACTACATTCAGTTTTAATGCATGTTCCTTTACTTCTTCTATGTTCTTAAGGTTAATAATATTGTATTTTCTAACGATTTTATTTACATCAGCCATTAGATTAAAACCAGCAGTATCACCATGCGCACCAAACACATGCATGTCTGATACCCATATTCTTCTAGCTGGTTGTGTTCCTAGCCATTCTAAAGCAGGACCATCTACAACATTACCGTAACCTGAATGGTTATCTAAATACTTTTCAGTTACACGTTTACCATTTTTAGCAATGATACGTAAATCACCTGTGTCACCTGTACCATTGTACATAGCAATAGTAACAGCAGGTAATTGCTGCATAACTTCTAAAATATCTTCACCATTAAATGACATAGAACCTGATGCATCAATAAGTATTGTGCCACCAAGTGCAGTCATTTTTTGTTTGAATATTTTCTTATCTATACAGTATCTGTTAATGTATTTTGGATTGTAACCAAAGTCAGCTGGTCTATACGACCTACCGTTTTTAAGTCTACTTTGTAAATTAACAGATAATGGTGGTTGATGCGTAAACATTTCACCCCATCTACCTGTACCTTGAGTACTTCTATACAATAACTCTGCTAGGTCGTCTCTTGTACGTTGTTCTAAAGAACCACCACCTAACTCATTAGATTCTTCAGCATTCCCTTCACTCTCATCAATACCAGGTGCGGTATGTGATTTTGGTTTAGGTTTGTATACTTCATCTTGTGTAGGTGCATCTCTGAACATGTCAAGTATTGCACTCAATGGTTCTGCATACTTTTGTACTTTACGATAACTAATAGTTTGACCATAACCATGATTAGTAATACTTTGAAAAAATCTAGCAATAATTCTTTCTGCATATATAATCTGTTGTTTACGATAATCAGTAACTGTATCATCATTTCTTATCATGTTGAAACAAGCTGACATTACAACCCACTCATCATTGTATTTATAACTAGCATATCTACGGTTAGTATCAATATCTGGTACTTTCCATTTACTAGCTAAACCCATAAGTATTATCTCTGCAATACCTGATTCGTAAACTAATTTCATAGTTTCTTGTTGTATTACATCTAAACACTTTGATGGTTCAGATAATGCAAGCTTGTTTTCATATAGAAGATGATTAACTCTAACTTCTTCTAGTACATGAACAGCCTCTGCACGTACACCTGGTTTTAGCTTACCCATAGTCTTTGGACTCCACTTGGCATGACCAAGTTCGTGTCTACGTATCATACGACTATGATTGATACCACATTCTGTACACTCTCTATCGAGAGGTACTGTCATTTGTCTGTTGAGATTATCTGTAGAACCATCGGGACTGTTGTTAATAGTACCTACTACTTCCCACTTCTCACCAGTAACAATTTCTGGATATGGATAAGCTTTACTATTAAGCACGTGCTAACGTAACAGCATCTATTAATTCTTCTGCTTTGTCTGCAAAGACTAATTTAGCTGCTTGTTCTGGACTAAAGCCATTAGCTTGTAAGTTAAAGAACTCTGTCCATGCACGTACTGAAATACGTTCTTCATCATCTTCTACTAATGTTGTATCATTAATTACACCGTGCCACTCATCTGGAAACTGTTCCATTGCTTTAGGGTGTATACTGTCAACATATATTTTTACAGGAAATCTGTCTTTCAAAGCCAAAGGTAATGACTCTGGTGGACTGTTAGTTGTAGCTATAACTTGAAAGCCATCAGCTGGTCTAACTGTTTCTTTTGTATCGTTATTTAATGTCAACATTGCTATTTCTTGGTCGTCTAAAATAGCATGTAGAAACGTCATTGCGTCTGGTGACGCATGGTCTATCTCATTAATTACAAGGCGACCACCATTTTTCCATGATTGTATTGCAATACCGTCATGCCATTCAAAAGTACCTGTGCTAGATGGTTTGTAAAAACCTTCTAAGTTTGCACTAGCAGTATCTTCTGTCATAGTTATTTGATAGATATTATCTATTTCTTTTCCTGCTGATTTACTATACGCTTTAGGCGTATTAGTTTTAACAGCACTGTATGTCTTACCTGTACCAGGTGGGCCATAAAGTAATACTCTACGGCTATTGCCCAATACAGATTCTACTAATTCCCAGCAATCGTTTGCCATGATTAGCTCCTTTCGTATCTGTATTTATTCCTTAGTATCTCTAAGAAAATCTTCTATTTCGTCACTCATGTTACTGCTATGTTCCATAACAGCATTTTCTGTAAGCGTATTAAGTTCATCTTCGTCATCGATTAAACTAGCTTGTATAGCTGTTGGCTCTAACAATATCCAGTCCTGAAACAAACCCTTATCATCAAGAAATTCAGCAAATTTAAGTACTGTATCTTTATCAAATTCGTCTTCATCAGGTAAAATACCTGGATAACGTGCCATTGTTTCTGCTTTAACAACAGTGTCAATTTTAATAGCTCTAGCAATAGCTTGTTCTAATGAACTAGCCTCTACTTCATATCGATTAGCTATACCATTTTCTATATCTAGTTTTTTATTATCATCTATTTTATCAAACACTTGTTGTCTGAAATATGATATTTGTACTTGATACTTTTTTAATGGTTTATTTTTAATCTCAATTAAATGTCCATGCATAATATTCCTTTCGTTGCTCTGCGACAAAGAGTAACGGAAGGAATGCATATAACACTCCTTCCATACTCAATGCTATCTTACACAGGGCATTATGTATTTTATAGATAGCTTGTAACACACACGAAGGTGTTGTCCAATGTGTGCTAACTCCCAATACAGGGTGGTGTTTTTTACTTAGCTCACCTTTTATGTGCTACAAGCTACGTACGTGTAACAACCTAGACGCTGGCTGTAAAGGGGAACTAAACAGCCAGCTTGGACACATGGTCTAGGTTTTATAAAGTTGTCGCATTCGGGCAGGAATGACAACTTTAATATTGCATTTTGCACAACAAACACCAATAGATACAGGTTCTGCATTATTGGTATATTCATTGTGTATGACTTTGTTACATAACCAACATGTAAATGAATCAGGCATAATCATCTGGTCCAATTACATCTAACATAGACTTACAATATATGCTTGGTCTATGTACGGTAAACTCTATGTCACCGTCATTGTCTATAAGACGAACCATTGCGTCTATTTGTGCAACAGCGTCATCTACGTCAGTATCATATCCGAAATGAAAATCAACAGTTAAGATATTATCTTTTTGTCTATAATCTTGATTTTCAAATACATATACATCATGTTCTTTCATAATGTATCTGTATCGTATACGTTACTGATAACTGAATCTAAATCCATAAGCTTGCCTACAATAGCTTTATCAAGCTCACCCATGTTTTGCATGGTGTTTTTAATACCTTCAAGTATTAAAACTATATCATTTAATTTTATTTCTATATCATCTAATTTACTTGTCATTATTACCTTTCTATATATTCTGGATAGCATGGTTCGCAATAGTGTTTGTTATTAATTTCGCCACCACCATTATGTGTATGTGCATAACGTCCACAACCTTCGCATAGTAACCAACCACCCATTAATTATTTTTCTTATCAACAGCTTTGCTTATTTGATAACTTACTGCCTCATGAAGCATTGCACAATGATTGCCTATGTCATTTTTGACACGGTCATTGTTACTCCAAGCTTGTAAGTCATTAAGTGTCCACTGAATAACTTGTCTTAACTCATCTACATTAAGCGTATTGAGTTTATTATCTAATGTAATATTCATAGTTTCCTTTCGCTTTATATATATTACGTTCGCCCGTAAACGAACGTAATATATAAGTATTAAACTATTCTACAACGTTACCGTCATAATCGCCATCGTTTTCGATAGCGTCTAGTTCATCAAGTATTTCACTATTATCATATGATGCAGAAACATTAGCCATAGCTAATTGTTTTTCTGCATTCTCTTTACCTTTAAGAGATGTAGGACTTGCGTCATGCAATTCCCACAGTTTTGATTGTGCGTCAGCAATGATACGTAGTTGCTCTGCAACTTCTGTATCAGTTTTATCAAGATGTAAAAAGTAAGGTCTACTTTTACCTTGAGTTGCTGAATAGCCATGAGTGACAGCCATTTGACTCCACTCCGTGAGTTGTGCGCCTGTTTGCGCACAGATTACCTCGTAAGGTACGTTACTTGCCATAATATATATCCTTTCTATTATGTATCATCTATGTCTTTCATAGATAAATTTTTCTTTCACACCACGCTCTGAAAGAAAATATTTAGCTAAAGACATAGTTATAC